CAGGATTTCGTTGAGATGGTTAATCTTCTTGTACGCGTAATTGTTCCGCTCCTTGGGCGGGTCGCGGAACGACTGGAAGTCCGAGACCACTAACGAGTATTCCTCGGACCCACACTTCGGGCACACCAGAATGCCCTCGGAGCTGATTTCCTCACGAGCCACGTTGCACTGGGCACAGTGTTCCGTCTGCAGCTGGGTGGCCTCGGGGACTGCGCCCAACTTCATGCGGGCTGCATACTCGTCAAACATCTGCTTCCTCGTGGACCCAGTGTCCGTGGACGCTGCCGTCGCAAAGTACTTCAAGAACGTATGCGCATCCTTGGGCGCAACTGTCGTCGCCGACGTGCCCCCCGAGTCGCGATTGTAGTACCCCATCAGGATGTCCATGTTCTTCAGGTAGTACTCCTGGACGGGGTCGGATTGCACGGCTTCTGCTTCCAACTCCTTCACGCGCGCCTCCCACTGCGAACACTGGATAACGTCTCCAATCTCATTGGACCCGTGAACTCCCCCAATTTTCTCCCGTAATCCAGCTAATTCCGCATCCGCATCTGCCTTGGACTGGGTTTCCCTCAGTCCCTGCACAATGTCTTGGTGAACCGAATCGAGCGTCCCGATGGACGCCGATCCCGTTTCCCGTATCCGTCGCACCTTGAATACATCCATGGTGTCTACTGTGGCTGTTTATGTAGATGGGTTCAGCGCATCAGTCACTTCTTGCATGAAGGCGGGGTTCTGGCAAATCTGCGGCCTCTGCTTACGAACCGCGGACAGCAACGTCGGGAAGTCCAAACCGAAGTTTTTGCACATGAAGTACAGCAGCAAGAAGGCCGAACGGTTGATACCCGCTTGGCAGTGGACAAAGACAACGGCATTTGGGGCACGCAGAAAGGTGCGCATTGCGGTTTCAAATGCAGGGTACCAATCCAGAATCTTCACTTGTGTGGAATCGTGAGCGTCCAGCTGAGCGTAGCGACTGGGGTATGACCGCTGAAACCACGCGGGAGAGTTCTCGCCATATGCGCAGTTAATGACGTGGGTGACGCGATTGGCGTTGACAAAGAACGGAGTTAAGGATGCGCCCGCTCCTAGGCAGATGTTGGGATAGACCCATGCAGGAGTGCTCATTGCTTATTCACCCCCGAGCCTCTTAAATCCCCACGCTACCGAGGAACACAGACAACAGATGGGCAATCACCACCGCAGCGCCGCCGAGAACGCCAGCGCCCTGCCACGACACGACGCCGCCACTGGTGTACATGGACGGCAGGTACTGGAGGAGCATGTTGCGCGGAGTAGACAGGGAAATGATAGCCGCAGCCACAAAGAAGCAGAAGTACAGCTTCAGGTTGCGGAACATGAATCCCATCTGGGGCAGGGTCGGTTTGAAGGACGGAATCATTGAGCCTTGCGTCGTCTGTTCAGTTGAGGGCATGGGAATCAGTGGCGGCGCAGACTGATTGCCTTGCGGCGAAGGAAGCAGAGCGTCCAAAGAGGTTGAGTCGCTGTCCATTGTTTATACTGAAGGCATCTTTTCACAGACCGCATCTTCCACGCGGTAGCGATAGCACTTGCCGTCCACCCGATTCGTCTTTGTGCGCACGTCGTCCAGCGGCAACGCCAGAGTGTAGTGGGTCACAAAGTCGCGATGGAACAGCAGTGCTGCCAACCCCAGACCGACAATAAAGGAAAAGAACGGCTTGGCCCGTTCAATTGCGTGGGTGATGTTCAGCATTCCCTTACTTCTTAAGCGAGGCAAGTAAGTTGAAGGAGTCCGTCTCGGACGTGCATGGAACCTCTGTGGCTTCCACGTGGACGCATCCCGTGTCCGTGTGATACACAATCTTCCCATCTGACGGGTCGGGGACCTTGGAGACTGTACGACGAGGCGGAATAACGACGGACGATATCAGCAATCCAACCGTAACGCCCGCCGCGAACCAAATACCGTCAATTGGGAGTGCCATTATCTACTACAGCGGTTTGTAAATCTGGCTGTCCACAAAGAACCACAATGCGAACTGGATACAAAAGGACCATATAGGAGCCAAGGCGGCGATGAAAGCCATTACGTACTTTGTAAACCCGATTTGAGCAAATATGGCTGCGAACAATGCGAACCACTGCCCGTACTCTCCGAAGTTCTCTTTGGTCGCAGTACTCCACCTGAGATTGTTCTTGCCCATGTGGTCCCACAACTTGTACGCCCATACAATCATCAAGACCCAAAACACCGCCACCGCGAACCAGAACTGAATCTTCCCCGCCGCAAATGCGGCCTTCGTGCTCAACTCGCCTGGCTTCTTGAGAAACAGACCCCACGCAGTCAGTTTCCCCAAGATAATAGTGTCTTCCATTACGAACTCCTTGGAGTGATACCCCTCGGGGTCAATGTACTTGACGAACAGCTTGGGAGGATGGAGATTGAGCGAGTCTGCATTGTCGACGTCTGTAAGCGCGTTTGCATCCTTCAGGTCGGCGAGCAGCGATTTCATAGGATACTCAACATACCCGTAGGAAATGTGGGGTTTAATGTACTTGACACAGTCCACGCTCTGTTCTCCATAGACGAAGGTTACAGATACGAGTCGCAGGTCCCGAGTCTCCGCGGTAGGGAACGAGTACGAAGGTGGCTGTGGGATTGTCGACAGTGGTACATTTACTACCCCAGTGTTGCCGATGTTCTCGTCTACGTCCCGTCTTGTTGGACTAGGGCTTACCTTCACGGGAGGAGGGTTGCTCATATTGTTAAGAAGCAAACACAAGATTAGCCAACCCGCTCACGACACGCAAGTAGTTGTAGGACTCTACGTATGCATTGACGGTGTAGGTATACGCAAAGACCACCGTCGCATTGTTTGAGTTCTGAACGATGGTCAAGACCTGGTCGGCTGTGTACAGTGAGAGCTGTCCCGGGGGAATGATGACTGGATTCGTGCTCAGGGCTGTTGACTTCAAGACGCATACCGTTGTGGTGGTGGGCGCGGGAAGTGTTGCGGTAATCACAGTTCCCGGAGGAACAGTCTGCGAGGGCGTAACCGTGTACGTGGACCCGTTGACCGCAGTGACGGTGGTTCCTGCCACCACACCTGTTCCTGACAGAATAGTGCCCACGACGAACGGACCGCCCGCCGTCAGCGTCAGCGTAGTTCCCGAGATACTGCCCACACCTACGAACTGGAATACCTGGTTCGTAGCGGGCAGGGGCTGCTGCAGTGTCAACCGCAGAACGGGCTTGTTGATTTTGCTCCCGTTCGCAGCTCCCGATGGCTGGTACTCGTGATTGTTCAGGGCAAAGGAGTACATGTACACACCCGGAAGCTGAGTGGGTGTCGTGCCGCTCGCAAAACGGTATGTCTCCAGTAGCGAGTAGTACTCCGACGGCTTCACCTGAAGGCGCTCGTTGCCGTCGAACAATATGGTGCCGTCAATCACAATGTCCCTAGGGAACACGGACGTCACCTGCTGCTGCCCAGACGCGTACAAGCTGGTCGCCACGTCCGACGTATTCGCACTCCACGGTGCCCGCTTGGGGTCTGGCCAGTTCGTATAGTTGTCCCATGCATTGGTCGCCGTGCTATCGGACCGCCGGGCGACCCACGTAACACGAGTCGCCAAGTTCCGCATGGGAAGAAGCAGGTCCGTGTTCGGCCCATATTGCCCCTCCGACCCCACGAAGCTGATTTCCTTCATCAGGTAACTCTGGTCAGCCACGGCCAGCTGCTCCATCTCCTGTTCGGTCAGGTAGAAGAAGTTACACTCCAGATAGGGGTCGGGGTTGAAGTTCGCAACGCCCGTATTCGTGGGGGACCCGTTCGGCAGTGTCGGTGTCAAGAACAGACTCAACGGATACGACCCCGTTGGACGGATACGCTGTCCGTAGGTCGGAGATGTGGGAACAATATCAACCACCGTGTACAGATAGTTCAGAGGGCGGAGCACAACATTGATGTACACCTCTGTGTTCTGAAGCGACACCAGCGGCAGCGCAGAGCCGACTGATTCGCAGAACCAGAAATGCAGGGGCACCACCAGCTGACGAGAGCGAATGGACGGCTCGGGAATGGTTGCGCCTGGGAAAACTAAGACTCCATTTGCGTCGCGCGCAGGGGTGGCATACGACACTGCGTGAGGATACTGTCCCTGTCGGTCAAAGGCGTTCGCAGGGTCGTAGAGCTCGGGCACGTTGCCCACCATCTGGTTGACGGTTGACAACTTGGTCCCATTGAACGTCAAGTGCGAGTACAACTTCAACCACTCGCCAGGAATCGTCTGGATAACCTGTCCATTCATCGTGAGTTCAATGTGGTCAATCAGATTATAGCCAATGTTCTGAATCCACTGAAACTCGTAGCCAACCGCCGTGCACCGAGCGTCGTAGCCCGTAGGCGGAGCCACCGTAAGCGGAACCAGCGGAGACCAGATGTCGGGGAGCGTCAAGACCACATAGCAATCGTTGAGCAGCTGGGCGTAGCGGTCAATGCGGGCCGACAGTTTGCGTGTCTGGGACACGTCAAAGTTGAGATTGGAAGATGAAAAGTCCACACGAATATGCTCCATGGCAAAGTTCGTGTGGCGCTTGTAGGTGCTGCGAAAGTGGGTCATGGACGGGTTGCCGTTAATCAACTCGTTCTGAGCCCCCACGCCCACCAACTGGAGAAGCGCACCAGGCATTTGTAGTTAAGGAACATCATTGTTTAATAGAGAACACCACCACTCTGCGAGCAGCAGTGGGACGTAGTGGTCTCACCTAACTGCGAGCACGTATTGTTTCCACGACACGCAGCCGCCACGGTCAACTGGTACTGTGATGCGGCATTCGCCTTCAGACTGAGGTACGTAGACGGAATCTTGTTCTTACCCGCAGGCGGGTCGGCTGTGTATGTCTTAGCGATGATGTTGCGCTTGTGACGCGTTAGGTAATCCTGGGCAGAGTTGACCTGCATTCTATTTATACAGAGCGGAGAGAATTGATACAATGCGATTTGTGTTGGTCAGTACACACGTAGACCAGACCACTGGGTACGCCAAGGTAGCCTACAACCTCCTCCGTCAGGTGTCGTCGGTGTCTCCGAAGGTCAAGACGTTTCACTTTGGGTTTCAGCGCCACCCTGACCGCAAGAATGTTCGCAAGCTCCCAGACGGAATCGTTGGGTATGACGCTGCGTCCAACGAGGACCCGCGCGAGGAGGGCTTCGGCTTCAACAAGATTGCCGAGTATGTGGAGATGGTGCGCCCAGACGTGGTCATGATTTACAATGACCCGCTCATCATCTGCAAGTTTATCGAGGCAATGAAGTACGACAAGGCCACATCGTCGTTCAAGCTGTGGCTATACGTGGACCAGGTCTACACGGGCATTGCCCAGCCCCTGGTGGACACCATGAACAAGAGTGCCGACCGAGTCTACTGTTTCACGCAGTCGTGGGCAGAGACGTATGCTGAGTACACTCCCGGCTCCAAGGTACCTAGTGTCATTGAGCACGGCATTGACGCGGCCGAGTTCACGTGTATGCCCCGCGAACAGCGTCTGGCTCTTCGCCGTAACCTGAAGGTTCCCGCTGATGCCGTCGTGTTCCTCAATGCGAATCGCAACAGCCAGCGCAAGCGACTGGACACTATGATTATGGCATTCGCGAAGCTGCTGACCTTTGTTGAAGAGCCTGTATACCTGATGGTTGTGACAGCCATGAACCCGCAGCACGGTGCGTTCTACGACATCCAGCGCATCTTTATGAGCGAGCTGAAGCGCGTGGGTCTGTCCCAGGAGGCCTTCGCCAGCCGACTCATGATTGTGGACACGGCACCCCCGAACACCCTGTCGGACGCACAGATGAATGAAATCTACAACCTGACGGACATTGGACTCAATACGTCAGATGGCGAGGGATTTGGTCTGTGCCAGTTGGAGCACCTGTACACGGGCGCCCCGCAGGTTGTCACCGATGTGGGCAGCTACCGGTCGTTTTTGAACGATGATGTGGCCGTGTTTGTTCAGCCATCGTGTTTGCAGTACTTTGCGGGCTCTATGCCGCTAGGGTTCTCCGCACCCACTTTCAACCCAGACGATGTTGCCATGAAGATGAACGACGTGGTCAAGACACTGGATGCACGCAAGGCGGCTATTCGGTCATTCCCCTTCAAGGGCTGGACGAAGGTCTGCGACGGCTGGCTGGAGGACCTTCACACGGCTGCATAAGTCGGCCTACCTTCAAGCACCCACCGAATCTGTGTCTCTGATATCTTGCGCCCCACAGGAATCAGACGGTGGTTGTCGTCAAATGCAATCCCGTCAAACACATCTGCAGTCAATGGGTCAATCAGAAACAGAATGCCCTTGATGACGACGCGTTGGAGCCTGCGTGACTTGCGCTCCATGTTTCGCAGGTATGTGGCGTCCAGGTCCTCGGACTTCACCGACGGCTTGAAGGCCAAGTCTTCACCCGTAATGGTGCTGTCAAAGCGCATGCACGAAATCACTGGCTTCTCCTTGGCGTGGAGCTTGCGGTGAATCTCGCAGTCTACTGCGGCTTGCTTCAGCAGGGTCCCAATCTTCTGGTTCACTTGGTTCTTCTCAAACGAAATCTCGTAGAGGTACTCGTCTGCCGACATGAACGTCTCCACGGGTCCACCGCCTTCGTACCTCTTCATGGCTGTGTCGGCACGACGAATGGGCGTGATGTTCGGAAACTCGTTGGACTTAGCCTGCTTGTCCGTGAACACCGCCACGTAAAAGCTAATACGCACTGTCCTCTCCTCTACGGGGAGCGTTGCGTGGGAGCAGATGCGAATAGCCCGACCAATGACCTGGTCGTGGCGCGCAGGAGTCCAGTGCGGCTCCAGAATGTGCACGTGACGCACATTGGCAAGCGTGATACCCTCTGCGCCAGAGGATGACGCCATCAGCAGGCACAATAGCTTCTTCTCTCGGGCTTGCACACTCGTCTTCAGGGACGCAGGGAAGGAGGACTCGTATTTGCCGTTGAATATCTGGCGTGTCAGCTCGCGCTCTTCCGCTGACTCCTGTCCCGTGTAGAAGGTGTACGCAGGCTTGGCGGGGTCCATCTCACCCTCCACCCACTGTCCGTTGGTCTTGACAATCTTGTACACCTGCCACCCATTGGCTTCAAGAACAGCAGAGAACACGCCCAATCCCTCCAGCTCGCGGTATTGCGAGTACACGAACTGATTGCGATTGTCGGCCCCGATGGACTCTTGGATGTTCTTCAGCACCTTCAAGAACTTCGGGCTCAGGGTTGCGAGTGCCTTCTCCGACAGGTACTTCTCTGGATTCTCCTTCAGCTTAGCCAAAATCTCGGGCTTGTCGGCAACCTTGTCCTCCGACAGCTCCTCGCCCGTCGTTACACGCAGGTCCCCAGGCACAGCGTAGTTACAGGCCAACCTTGACAAGACGCGGTAACTGCCCAGATTCTCGTCCATGGACTTCTTGCCCTTCTGCGAATCCATCTTCAGCTCCACCCAGCGCTGCTGGAGGTAATGCGTGAACTGCTCCTCAGACATCGGGACCTTCTCCAGCATCTTCTCATCGTCAATGCGGCGGGGCAGCATGCGCTCATCTGCGCCCTTGAAATACGAGACCAACCCCTGAATGCGCCGCTGAAACAACAGGGGGTTCTTAATGGACAATCCATCCAGAAACATGGAGGCGAATTCGCCATAGGGGGACGGCAGGCACTCAAACTCCTCTGTCGTTACGCGCTCCACGGCAATCTCGGCACCGCCCAGCTCTGTTTCCACCTTGACCTTCCAACCGTTAATCCAGTCGGCTGGAACCGCAACCCACTTCATGTCGGCCTTGTATTGCACCGCAATGCGGTCGCCCTTTTCATTGTAGACGGAGCGGAACTGCGGGGGGTTGCGGGTAATCATCACCACCTTCTTGGCGGCATTGAACTCCACCACATCCACTTCGGGCTGCTGACGAAACGTAGCGGCTAATTTCTCCTCATCCCAGCCCTCAATGCGCTTGAACGGAATCGTGATGCGCTCAATGGGCCCGCGCAGCAGATTCATTAAGTACGCAATCTCGTTGGGGCGGTTGATGACAGGTGTGCCCGACAAGGCAACAATCTTGCACCGCTTGGCGTGGTACAGCGCCTGGTAGACGGGTCCAACCACACCCTCCTTGTCGGCGATACGCGAGATGAAGTTGTGGACCTCATCCACAATCACCACTTTATCCTCAAACGGATTTGGGCCGTCGTCGGGCACGAGCTCCTTCACCGCCGAGCGCGTCAAGCCGTTATAGTTGATGAACGTGTATCGCTGCGTCAGGATATCCTCAATCTGTGCACGGATAACGTCCTGCTCCGTCTTGGGCAGGTCGGCAAAGTTCGGGGGCTGGTCGGGCACGGTGGAAAAGAAGCGGTTGGTGCGGTCCAAGAAGCCGTCGGAAATCCCCATAGCAGTGGCTGTCTTGCGTGTCTCTTCGTTCAGCTGCTGTTGGCGCCAGTGGTTCTCGTAGGCGTACACAGGGTCGCCGCACTTGCGCAACTCCCCAATGTAGTTGGCACGGAGGGATGCAGGGGTCATGACAATGACCTTCAGAGTGGTGAGCAACGACTCGGCCACGGCAATGGACGAACATGTCTTGCCTGAACCGAGACCGTGATACAGCAGCACGCCGCGGTAGGGTGTCTCAATGAGCATGTAGTCCCGAATCAGCTTCTGGTAGTGAAGCAGTTCCCGTGCATTGGACTGGCTCTTGCACAAGTCCTCCTCCTTGTCGTCCGCATCCTGCGGTTCACGGGGTGACTTGCGGTATTTCAGGAAGGTGCGAGTAATAAAGTCCGCAAACGCCTTTCGGTTGGGGAGGACGTAGCTCATTGTTTTTCGCCACGATTTGATAATGGAGGGTATCACACGGAAAACCCATCGCATCTGGATGGTGTC